CTCGCTTTTGGTGTGTTCGCATGGTTCACTACTCACACCAGGAATTGAAGTTGCTGGTTTCTCTAAATATCAACGCGGATAAGAGCTTCGATAGCCTCACTCGTCAACATCTTTGCAAGGGGGGGATGCTTGCTACAATGCTTCCCCTTCTTGTCAACATAGGTGTACTGGTTCAACCAGTCCTCAGCGCCACTAGCGACGCACCCGTATGCCTCCACCAGTTCATCGTAATTGATCTGGTAGACGTCCCTGATGTAATCGGAGAAAGAATCCACGTCGAGTGCCGGGGAATCCTTAACCAATGCCTTGATATTCTCAACTCCGCCCATCTCGTTCATCTTGGTCAGTCTGACATCAAAATGGGGTCGGTCGCTCATCCGTCCTGCTGTCTCCAATAGCAACTCCCGCACGCCGGGCACGAACCGGTGTTCATACGCCGCGGAATAATACTTCCCCGACATATACTCCCGATCGCCAACTTGCGTGTTCTGGTTCGCTCGCAAGTTGAGCTTTGCCAGTACGCGCCCGAACTGGGGTACGGGACGAGTTCTCACCTTGTCGGATACATAGCGTTTCCTATAGAAAGTGCCATGATGCCGAGAAGCAGCTTGCAGCGTTTTAGCGGCCATCCCCACAGCGGGAACGACCGTTTGAATCGCTTTTTCCATGTCTGCAATTTGCTCCTTAGGCATGATCCCAAGGAAATCGTCCCCCCCGTGTATGTGTGTGCTCTTTTGCACACCTGCCAGCTTCGCACTTGCCAGCAGGAGTACCGCTCCAACGTACGAGTTGCCTGACGTGGTGGTCGTCTCTCCCGACCACCTTTGTCCTTTGACAGTGGCTTCGATACCATATCGAGTCCACACTCTAACCTGCACGTTTTTCGCGAATTCTCGCACAAACCACACTGGGGCTCCCAACTTAGCATAGAACATCGCCTCTGGACGGCGAAATTCTGCACTCTGTGACCCGTCATTGTTGCTGAAATCGCTTTCCAACATCTCACCTGGAGCGGAATGGATAACATCTCCCAGTTCTTCGCCTGACTTCCCGCACGCAAACACGATAACGTTGTCCGTGTTCAGGGGATTGGCATGACTGAGTGTCATCTTCATTCGACGTTGCAACTCCATTACAACGCAGCC